GGTTGATCATTCATTACAGACATATGGAATTCGGGTTTAGCGTAGAACCATTCTTTCCAAGGCATAAACAACTCACGTGCACGTAGACGTGCCTCGCGTGTCCATACAACCACACCGGTATTCAGTATGGTTATTTTGGATGGTCTGCTAGGTGGCATAGAAGGCACGACCGGAATGCCGTGCATCTGGAACTTGTTTACAAAGTCGAGATAGGTACTTTGTTTATAATCCCAAGAGTTATATCCACCACCATCAGCGGTGACGATATCACTCTCAAGTACACCGAAAACATCTCCGTCTTCACATATGTCGAAGATGTTTTCATCGGTGTTTACTACAATATCAGTATCAGCAAAGAGTACCTTGTCGTACTGGTCGAACATCGGGTCATAGATTACGCGTAAACATTCAAACAATATTCCGGTTGAATGATCGTCCTTACAATACACCGCTTCATCGGAATAGTGATAATCCGCATCTACGTGATCTGCGTACTGTAAGAATGAATTGCGAGATATATCCGCACACTCTCGATACACTTGACTTCTCTTTCTACCTTCGATATCACCACGTTCATCAACCTTGTCGTTGACGATCATGTATTGAAAAATCGCGTTTCTCATTATCTCTCACTTTTCGTGTATCAGAGTTCCCATTCAAGGTCATCTGTTTATGTTTATTACGTTTCTTGTTTCTACTATCGTGACGACTGTACTTGGCCATACTAATTACTTATACGTTCTCTAAGGTTACCATTAGTCTTTCTGCACGGTTTGTAACCTGTCGATGCCAGAGACTATCACGTCCCTCTACACCTGCACGTTTCCAATCACCTTCTGCAATTGCACCATTGAAGTTCTTGAACTTACTCAAACGAGTACGTCCCATGTTGAACATCATATTGACAAGTACACCTTGTACTCCGTCTGGTAACGAATCAAAGTCGCCCTGTCCGTATAAAGCATGACACTCGCTGATTGCTGTATTGAGGTCGTTGTCAAAACACTCGGCAACTCTGTCTTCACTGATTGGGGTTCCGACCGGTTGTCCGTGTTCGGGGTCAGTTTCAAGTACGAGGTGCCCGACACCAAATGTTGCGTACCCAAGATGGTCGTTATAGATTTCATACTCGACTCCTTCGTCCACTTTTAATGTTTCGAATACTTCTTGTCTGTTCATTTCTTTTCCTCTATTAGTTCTTTAGTCATTATATAGTCTCGCACGAAGTCCGAACGTACTATATCTGCCCATGTAAATTCTACTACAGTGAAGTTCTTCATCAACTCAAGTATCTCGATAAACTTCACGATACCTTTCCTATCACCTTCTTTTACGAAGTCTGATTGATAATAATCACCACAGAATATGATCCGACAATTCTGACCAACTCTAGTAATGATACTATCTAATTCATGGAATGTCAAGTTCTGCATCTCATCCACTATGATAACTGCATCGTTGATTGTAGTTCCACGAATATGTGACGTTGAGATAAAATCAACCGTCTTGTTCTCCGAAAGTTTTCGGTATGCTTCCGGATCATCGAATAGTTCCGCGCATATTGATTTGTAGGGTGCGGTATATGCATCCATCTTCTCTTCTAGAGTTCCTGGCAAGAATCCAATCTCTCGGGTAGGTACGATAGACCTACAGATAACTACAGATGAAAACTGGTTACCTTTATCAAGTACAGTCTCTAGTCCAAGATACAGTGCACTGAAAGTTTTACCCGTCCCCGCAGATCCATTCAGTACCAAGTGCGAACCAGACTTGTAGGCAGAGAACACTTGTTCTTGGCCAGTAGTCATTGGATCGACTGTCAAAAGATGATCGATCTTTAACGTTTGTGGTTTTTGCATTAAGTTCTCTATGTTTTGATGTTGTTATCTTTACCCGCACCTTTCTTAATGTTGCCTAGGTGTTCTTGCCAATCGCTACCAGCCATTGTCAATGCGGATTTGACTCCCGATGTTAAACCGGGCGCTTTAGTGAAACATCTATTTAGATGGGGGTTATCTTTTCGGTAGTCATCGTACTCTGATATTTTCATCATGACTTCGATTACTTCGCCGGTCTCATTATCTTTAAATTCATATATTGGCATAATTTATTATTGTTTTCCATACGACACCCCCCGAGTGGGGGGGTGAAGAGATACGGATCACCTTCCTTATTGAGTCGTTAGTTGTTCAACAATAGTTTGATTGAGATACTCTTGTTTCTTTGCTAGTTTATAAACCAAGTTATCTCTTCCTTTCTTCTTCATTCGTTGGATATAATAATCCAATTCCTGACGGTCTCGCTTCAAGCGTTCCAATTGTTTTTCTGACATCAACACCTCGTTTGTTAGTTAAAGGGATGGTTATTTCTGGATCAGTTTTGGAAAGGTCTCCTGTACTAGTTTTTTGGTTAAGTATTTCACTGGTGACTTTTTTGCCACCATCGACAAAACTATCTCTGCATCTTTTGGATGTATTGATTCCAAGAGTCGCATGAATTTGAGTTCGCGTCTAAACGCCTGCATATCTTTGCCTGGCCCACCTTTAACATAATAACCGAATTCTTTATGTAGTCGTAGGAGACTAGAAGGGGTTGACTCAGGTCTATTTGGGGTATACGGAGGAGTGCCCGCGGGCAAGATGAACTGAAGAGTATCATCAAAAGTGCCTCGGAGGACATCTGTTAAAGCAGCAACATTCTGATATTTCAACAGAACATCCTTTCTTTTGGTTTTAGTTGTTTGTTTCCCAAACTCTTCGAAGATTTCGAAAATGTCGGGGGTTCTATTGTTGGCCATTATATTTCACCTTTACTATAACTATATAGGGTTTTTTGTGTTTTCACTTAG